TCAACTGCGCCCGACATCTCTCTGTTCGTCTTCGGCCATCTCGAGCACCTGCTTTGACAGGTTCTCCGCCGGCATTTCTTCGGTTGGTCCTTCGCGTCTTCCCCCAGGATGAAGTGCTGCCGAGAAGCCGGCCGGTGCCGTGCTCGTTTCGACGCTGCTGTCGTCTCGTTGGCGGCGGTCCACAATCAACCGCGCGCCGTGATGACCCTTGCGTGCGGCGCTGCGCCACCAGCGAAACGCCTCCTGCGGGTCGGGCTCGACGCCGAGACCCTTGTGATAGATCGTTGCGAGGCGAGCCTGCGATGCGGCGTGGCCCTGGCGGGCGGCTTGTCCATTCCAGTGGTAGGATGCGGCGTAATTTTCCGCGCGACCATCGTTGAAATAGATGTCTCCGAGTGCCGCCTGGGCCTCGAGATTTCCTGACGTGGCGAGTTCGAGCAACCTTGGCGAGACATTTGCGGCGGAGAGCCGCGGCGTGAAAATGGTCTTCAACCTTCTGACTGCGTTCTGGATCATCAGGCACCCGTCTTTTTCATCGCATAATTCCTTAAAATCTGGATCGATCGAACGGACAAATTATGCTGCACTTTGAAAGTGTTATGTCTCTGAAGCGCGTCACGATCTTTCAGTTTCGCTTGCCGCTTCAGGTTCTTGTTCCTGCGCATGTCGTTATCGCAAAGCCGCTGCACACTTTTGCGCGACATGCGTTTCCTGCCTGTCATGCCCGGCGTGCGGCGCCCGTGCCTGCCTCGTCCGCCACGTATGCGCGGCGTCCAATTTCATATTGGTGACAGAATGCAACCTGAGGTCAAGTGGGTGAGCGAAGTTTCCCGCGGTTTTCCAGTGGCCGCTGCCCGTTTTCCCGACATCATCCGCCCGATTGTCTGACAGCTTTAGAGAACTCAATGGCAGCTGCGACGTCGCACAGGGAGCCACCATCATGAGCATCGGCAAACCAGCCAAGGACCCGAAGACCGGGCGCTTCCTGCCGCGCGTACCAGGAGTGGGGACACCCATCGGGGCAGAGACACCTGCGCGGACGCGTGCGCGCAAGGCGGTGCGCAGCAAGCTCGGCGAGCTTTTTCTCGAAGACATGCTTTCGGCCTGGGAGAGCCGGGGCGCGGCCGCGATCCATGCGCTGATCGAAAAGAGCCCGCACGATTTCCTCAAGGCCGTGGCCTCGCTGATGCCGAAGGACGTGAATGTCAATGTCAACCAGATCGGCGAGATGACGGATGAGCAACTCCTCGAGCGGATCCGCAAACTCGACCAAACCATCAAGCCTTTCCTCGCTGCTCAGGGAGCGGATGGAGCTGGCGATGGAGATCGGGCGGCGGCAGAGCAGCAATAGGCTGCGCTACTACCGGCCCTATGCCAGGCAGACCACCTTCCACGAGGCGGGCGCCACATTTCGCGAGCGGCTGTTCATGGCCGGCAACCAGCTCGGCAAGACCTTGGCCGGTGCGGCCGAAGCGGCGATGCACCTGACCGGCGACTATCCCTTGTGGTGGGCGGGCCGACGCTTCGAGCGGCCGATCGTGATGATCGGCGGCTCGGAATCGCACGAGCTGACGCGCGATGGCGTGCAGCGGCTGCTCGTCGGCCCGCCGATGAACGAGGAGGACTGGGGCACCGGCTATATCCCGAAGGCGGCGATTGCCGGGTGGACACGCAGATCCAGCGCGTCCGGCGCGCTCGACAGCGTGACGGTGCGCCACGCGACGGGCGGCACCTCGACGCTGCTTCTAAAGGCATACGAACAGGGCCGCGCCAAATGGCAGGCAAACACGGTGGACTATGTCTGGTTCGACGAGGAACCGCCGGAGGACGTCTATTTCGAGGGTATCACCCGCACCAATGCGACTGGCGGCTCCGTCGCCGTGACGTTTACGCCGCTCAAGGGCATGAGCTCGGTGGTCAGCCGCTACCTGCTGGAGCCCTCCGACGACAGGACGGTGGTGACGATGACGATCGACGATGCCGAGCATTACACGCCCGAGGAGCGCGCGAAGATCGTCGCGAGCTATCCGGCGCATGAGAAGGAAGCGCGCACCAAGGGCGTGCCAACGCTGGGCTCCGGCCGGATTTTCCCCGTGACCGAGGAGCAGATCCGCATCGATCCGTTCGAGCTTCCAAAACATTGGGTGCAGATCGGCGGGCTCGACTTTGGTTGGGACCACCCCTTTGCCGCAGCGGCCTGCGCCTGGGACCGGGATGCTGATGTCTTCTATGTGACGAAGGTTTACCGCGAGCGCGAGGCGACGCCGATCATCCATGCGGCGGCGCTGAAACCTTGGGGGCCCTGGCTGCCCTGGGCATGGCCGCATGACGGCCTGCAGCACGACAAGGGCTCGGGCGAGCAACTGGCGGCGCAATATCGCGGGCAGGGGCTCGCCATGCTCCAGGAGCGGGCGACCTTCGACGACGGCACCAACGGTGTCGAGGCGGGGATCTCCGACATGCTGCAACGCATGCAGACCGGCCGCTTCAAGGTGTTTTCCACCTGCGGCGAATGGTTCGAGGAATTCAGGCTCTACCACCGCAAGGACGGCCGGATCGTCAAGGAGCGCGACGACATTCTTTCGGCCTGCCGCTACGCGCTGATGATGAAGCGCTTTGCCCGGGCGAAGACCGACGGGGCCGCCTGGAAATTCAGGGATCGGAAGGTTCTCTGATGGCAGCGATGACGAAAACGGATTCGGGGTCGTCAACAGCGCTTGTGCCCGGTCTCGCAAGGCCTCGCCGAACGTAGCGATCACGTCGAGGATTTCTTTGTGGCTATGGCGCGTCGTGGCGTCGCCTGGGTTGAACGGGCCCGGAAGAGCGCTTCAAGGAACAAGCTGGACGATCAGCCCTTCGTCAGCCTCACGCTTGCAGCCGCTCAACGTGCATTTTGTGTCGTGGCTGAGCGGGAGCTGAGGTAGCAAACCCGACGGAACGCACCTATTTGATATCGCAGTCACCGGCGCCCGAGGTTTCCCCGCAGCCCGTCCTGCAGCTGGCGGATGCATGGTTCTCGCCGTCGTTGCAAATAACCTGATAAACGTTACCCGCGCTGTCCTTCGACTGCTTGCAAGTCCCGGCATTTGTCCCGGTCTTCACTTTGTACGCCTTTCCCCCGCATTCGAGCGTGTTGCCGGCAGCAATCGGCGGCGCGACTTTGCGGATGCCTACGCTTCCTCCTGGCACCGCCTTCTTCTCCACAGCGAACGCCGGTGCCGAAGCCAGTATGGTTGCGGCAAAGACAGATGCAATAGCCAGATCCATGACACGCATAAGGTCCCCCTTCATCGCCGACCGCGATGCCTTCCCGCCGGGCTTGTCTGCTCAGAGCCTGGTTTCGGCCCGGCCCGGCAACTGCCGGCATTTCTGTTGTTTCGGACTGCTCCGCAGGGCTCAGGAAATATCGCATGATTGGCCGACATTATCCAGATGAACGCTGGCGAACGAAGCAATGACGACCGGCTGCTGCGCCTGATTTGGCGATACTGCGTTCTCGGTTCGGATCATGGCTTGTTCTTCCTGAACCTCACGCCGGCACTGCCGCCGAAGCGAACGCAAGCAAACACAAACTAGAGTTTCAATCGGAAGGTTCTCTGATGGCAGCGATGACGAAACCGGAACTGACGGACATGGTGAGCCAGCTCGTCAGGGATTGCGAGACCTACCGCGACGCGCTGTCGGTCGATCGCATCCGGGCGATGGAATATTACGACGGGGTGATGAAGGACGTGCCGTCCGACAGCAACCGTTCCAAGGTGGTTTCGCGCGACGTGCGCGCGGCGGTGAAGAAGGTGCTGCCTTCGCTGATCCGCACCGTGCTCGGCAATGACAAGGTGGTCGAGTACGAGCCGGTCAACCAGGGCGATGAGGCGGGTGCCGAACAGGCGACCGACTACATCAACTACATCGTCTTTCCCGAAAGCGACGGCTATGACGCGGTGCAGGACGCCGCGCACGATGCGCTGAAGCTCAGGAACGGCGTGATCCGCTGGTGGTACGAGAAGAAGCAGACAGTGGAGGTTTCCAGCCATACCGGGCTCGACGAACAGGCGCTGGTGCAACTGATCGCTGATGATGCGGTGGAGGTGCTCGAGCAGTCGCAATCGGTCGAGGCGATCGAGCTGCCGACGGGGCGGGTGGAGCAGCCGGTCTTCAACGTGAAGATCCGCCGCACCGGCGAGCGCGGCACGACCCGGCTTGCAGCGGTGCCGCTGGAGGAATTCCTCATCCATCCGGATGCGATCTCGATCGACGACAGCCCGATCACCGGCATCAACCTGCGCATGCGCCGCTCCGACCTGATCGCCATGGGCTATGACCGGGCGAAGGTGGAGGGCTTTACTGTCGCCGGCGACCATGACGGCGACGACGAGGCATTCACCCGTCGTCGCGACGTCTTTGGTGATGGCGAGGCGACTGCCACGGCGCTGCAGGAGGTGGAATACTACGAGCTCTATGTGAAGGTGGATGCCGACGACGACGGCATCGCCGAGCTGCGCCGCCTGGTCTTTGCCGGAGGCACCGGGCCGGACAACCTGCTCGAAGACGAGGAATGGGACGAGGTGCCCTTTGCCGACCTCATCACCGAGCGCCGTCCGCACCAGCGCGAGGGCAACTCCGTCACCGACGACATGGCCGAGATCCAGCGGGTGAAGACGGTGCTGCTGCGCCAGACGCTCGACAACCTCTACTGGCAGAACAACCAGCAGCCGATCGTGCAGGAAGGCGTGATCCAGAACCCGGAATCGGTGCTGAACCCAAAATTCGGCCAGCCGATCCGCGTCGGCCAGGGCGTCGATGTGCGCGGCGCCGTCGGCTACACGGCGGTGCCGTTCGTGGCGCGCGAATCCTTCTCCATGCTCGGCTATCTCGACCAGGAGGCGACCGACCGCACCGGCATTTCCGATGCTTCGAGCGGCATGGCGCCGGACGCGCTGCAGAACATGACGGCGAAGGCGACGGCGCTGGTCGAGCAGGCGGGCATTGGCCAGACGGAACTGATGGTGCGCACCTTTGCGCAAGGGCTGAAGCGGGTGTTCAAGGGCCTGCTTGGCCTCGTCATCAAGCACCAGGACCGGCCGCGGGCCGTGAGGCTGCGCGGGCAATGGGTGACCTTCGATCCGCGCCACTGGAATGCCGGCATGGATGCGACCGTCAACACCGGCCTTGGCGCCGGCACGCGCGAGCGCGACATGCTGATGATCCAGATGATCCAGCAATTGCAGGAAAAGCTCTTGATGACGCTCGGGCCTGACAATCCTTACGTCTCGCCCGACAACCTCTACAACGGCATCGCCAAGACGGTGGAGGCGGCGGGGCTGAAATCGCCCGACCTCTATTTCACCAAGCCGACGCCGGAGGACATCCAGAAGCGGATGCAGGCGACGCAGCCGCAACAGCCGGATCCTGGCATGCAGCGCTTGCAGATGGAGGCGCAGCTCGCCACCGAGAAGACCCGCATGGAGAGCGAGACTGCGCGGCGCAAGCTGGAGATGGAGCGCGAGCTGAAGCTTGCCGAGATCCAGCAGAACGGCGCCCTGAAACGCTACCAGATCGACGCCGAACTCCACCTGAAACGCGAGCAGAACCTGGCCGAAATGGCCGGTGGCACCGCGCTGACGACGGCGCATATCGGGGGAATTCCGGGATGAGACGCCTCAGCGATTTCGACGACTTTTACGAAGCGCCGATCGGGCTCGGCGGCGCGCTGGAGCTGCGCGATTTCGGTGAGGAGGCGAGCAGTCGTTTACCGAACTGGGGGCGGAGCACAAGCCAGGATCGCTGGGGCGGTCAAGAGTTTGCCCAGGCGCGACCACCTGCGCGGCGCGGTCAACCCGCGAGGACCCCTAGCCAACAACAGATCGCCGACCAGATCGGCATCCTCCACAGGGAGATACGGCGCCTCAGCCCCAACGAGGCGTTTCTGGAGCCGCCGGGCGGATCCCATTCCGCGCAAGCCAGGGACAATCTGCAGCAGCGGTTGGGTGAGCTTCAAAGGGCACCGACCACGGATCCCCGCACGGGGCTGCTCATTCAGCGATACATAGGCGATACACGCGGCAATATCGTCTTCGAACCGCTGGGAGGAAGTACCGTTCCCGGTCGAAATCCGGTTGACACCCACACGCTCTATCCAAACGGATCGAACTATCACAGAATGAACCCGCAAGGACACCCGGATGATCCGACGCCGCATGGACATGGACATTTGATGGGCACGGGCACCGGAAGAAACAGGCAAGGCCCTTCAATAGATATCGACGGGAACATAGTGCCCTGGAATAGCCCTGATGCGCACTGGCCGATGAGGAAGTGAAATGAAGCCAGACGAGTTCTTGAAGACGATTTATCTTGGTGATCGCGGCTGCAAGGCTGTCGTGCTCGACGGATGGAAAAACGAGGTCAAGATCCAGATCGATTTGATCTCCCGAAAGCGTTCTGAGACATGGAACTTCTACTCGGCTGAGGATGTGGAGGATGGCTTCCTGGTGTTCGAAGAGGTCGATCACGTTTCCTTCGACCCGCCTGGCCGCATTCCAAACGACGAGATCGGCGACAGAAAGTTCCTGGGCTACGACGGCGATCGCTTCACGTTGATGATTGAACTTGGTCACTGCGATGAGGCTGGCGAATACACCACCGTCAAAACGACCATTCGGGCGAAGGCTGTGGCAATCGAGAAGCCGGGCGAGGAAGACGCGCGGATCAGGGATTAGGCTGGCAGTGCAACATAGTACCCTGGAAGAGCCCTGATGCGCACTGGCCGATGAGATGAGAACGATGAAACCGGACGAATTCTTGAACAGCATTTATCTCGGAGATCGCGCCTGTAAGGCGATCGTACTCGACGGCTGGAAAGACGAGGTCAAGATCCAGATCGACCTGATTTCCCGACGTCGGTCGGAGACATGGAACTTTTACTCCGCTGAGGATGTGGAAGACGGTTTCCTAGTGTTTGAAGGAGTCGATCACGTATCCTTTGACCCTCCAGGCCCGATTCCGAATGGAGAGATTGGCGATATTGAGTTCGTTGCCAATGGCGACGAGCGGTTCCTCGTGACGATAGACATCGGCTATGCCGAACAGAAGGACGGCAACGTCATCTTTCACAATGCCAAGCTGACGATCCGAGCGAGAGCCGTGGCAATCGAGAAGCCAGGCGAAGAAGGCCTGCGGATCAGGAACTAGGCTCGTGATGCAGTCCGCCCTGACGCACACTGGCCAGTGAGGAAGTAGATGAAGCCCGACGATTTCCTGAACACGATCTATCTCGGCGATCGCGCCTGCAAGGCGATCGTACTTGATGGCTGGAAGGAGGAGGTCAAGATCCAGATCGACTCCATATCGCGTCTTCGTTCGGGAACGTGGAACGTGGACGAGAATGTGCGCGATGGCTTCCTTGTTTTCGAAGGAGTCGATCACGTTTCCTTCGATCCGCCTGGCCGAATTCCGAACGATGAGATCGGCAACATCGAGTTCGTTGGTTACGACGGCGAGAGGTTTACGATCGTGATCGAATTGGGCGCTGCCGACGAAATTAGTGACTACGGATTCATCAAAACGACCATCCGGGCGAAAGCCGTAGCGATCGAGAAGCCGGGAGAAGAAGGCGCGCGGATCAGGGATTAGACAACGTTCGCATCGGCATTTCCAACGCCTTGAGCGGCATGGCGCCGGACGCGCTGCAGAACATGACGGCGAAGGCGACGGCGCTGGTCGAGCAGGCGGGCATCGGCCAGACGGAGCTGATGGTGCGCACCTTTGCGCAAGGGCTGAAGCGGGTGTTCAAGGGCCTGCTCGGCCTCGTCATCAAGCACCAGGACCGGCCACGGGCGGTTCGGCTTCGCGGCCAATGGGTGACCTTCGATCCGCGTCACTGGAACGCCGGCATGGACGCGACCGTCAACACCGGCCTTGGCGCCGGCACGCGCGAGCGCGACATGCTGATGATCCAGATGATCCAGCAATTGCAGGAAAAGCTGCTACTGCATGTTTCCTTAAATCCTAGCGGATTTAAGGACAAAAACATGCAGCAATTCAAAGTGCTACAGCGACCTTTGCGCGTCTCATGAGACGCGCGGCGCTGTAGTGACGCTCGGGCCGGACAATCCTTATGTCTCGCCCGACAATCTCTACAACGGCATTGCCAAGACGGTGGAGGCGGCGGGGCTGAAATCGCCCGACCTCTATTTCACCAAGCCGACGCCGGAAGACATCCAGCGGCGGATGCAGGCGACGCAGCCGCAGCAGCCGGATGCGGCGATGCAGCGGCTGCAGATGGAGGCGCAGCTTGCCGCCGAGAAGACCCGCATGGAGAGCGAGACTGCGCGGCGCAAGCTGGAGATGGGGCGCGAGCCGAAGCTTGCGGAGATCCAGCAGAACGGCGCGCTGAAACGCTACCAGATCGACGCCGAACTCAACCTCAAACGTCAGCAGAACCTGGCCGAAATGGCTGGCGGCACGGCGCTGAGCACAGCGCATATTGGAGGACTGCCGGGATGAAACGGATCAGCGATTTCGACGACTTTTACGAAGCGCCGATCGGCCTAGGCGGAGCGCTGGAGCTGCGCGATTTCGGTGAGGAGGCGAGCAGCCGTTTACCGAACTGGGGGCAAAGCGCGAGCCAAGACCGGCGGGGTGGGGTAGAGCTTGCCCAGGCTCGGCCGCCGGCGCGGCGCGGTCAACCGGCGAGGACACCCAGCCAACAACAGATAGCCGACCAGATCGGCATACTCCAGAGGGAGATACGGCGCCTCAGCCGCAACGAGGCGTTTCTGGAGCCGCCGGGTGGATCCTATTCCGTGCAGGCCAGGGACAATCTGCAGCAGCGGTTGGGCGAGCTTCAAAGAGGCCCGATCACGGATCCCCGCACGGGGCTGCTCATTCAGCGGTACATCGGCGACGCCAGGGGCAACATCATGTTCGAGCCGCCGGGAGGGAGCACCGTTCCCGGCCCAAATTCAGGCGAGACGCACACGCTCTACCCGAACGGATCGAACTATCACAGGCTAAATCCGCAGGGCCACCGAGATAACCCAATCCCACATGGACATGGACATCCCATGGGGACCGGTCCAAAGATGAGAGGCCAAGGGCCTTCGCTTGATATACACGGGAACGTTGTGCCTTGGAGCAGCCCCGATGCGCATTGGCCGATAAGGAAGTGAAATGAAGCCGGACGAATTCTTGAGTAGTGTCTATCTTGGCGATCGTGCGTGCAAGGTCATCGTGCTCGACGGGTGGAAGGACGAGGTCAGGATTCAGATCAACCTAATTTCCCGACGGCGGTCGGAGACCTGGGACTTCTACTCAGCCGAGGATGTGGAAGATGGTTTTCTGGTGTTCGAAGGAGTCGATCACGTTTCCTTTGATCCGCCCGGTTTAGTTCCGAATGACGCAATCGGTAACATCGAATTCCTAGGTTACGACAACGATTGCTTCACAGTGATGATCGAGCTCAGCCACGGTGACGAGGCCGGAAAATACACCACTGTTAGGACGACCATCCGGGCGAAGGCCGTGGCGATCGAGAGGCCGGGCGAGGAAAGCGCGCGAATCCGGGATTAGGCTGGCAGGGCAACATTAGTGCCCTGGAATAGCGCCGATGCGCACTGGCCAATGGGGAAATGAAACTTCATGGCGGTGTTGTGGTTGGACGCCGATGGGAAGACCAGCCGGACTCGGCACTTGACCACCGAGATGTTGGGCGCGTAGCCGAACGTTTGATGGGGCGGAAACATCAACTGGTACCGCGCAAAGAAATCGACGGCGATCATGGCAGGTTTAGTGTCAAGTGGACGCAAGAGGGGCTGCGCCGAAGCATTCGAGTGGCTGACGACCTTCATGCGTACGACGTGCGCCGCGTATTGGGCCATGAAAGCGGACACCTCATCGACTATGTTGCCCGCATCCCTACCCGAGGGTTGGAGAAGGAGCTTGGGCTGATTTACGACAGTCTGATAAAGGAACGGAAGGCGGCGGGAGAAGCATGGCGCCCGCAAGATCGGGGCTATACAGATGAGCAGGCGCCGTTTGAGTACATGGCCGAAGCCATCAATATGTATAAGGCCAACCCGAACACGATGAAGACGATGGCGCCGGAGACGGCCGCACGCATTCGGTCTTACGTGAATGAAAATCCCTACCTTCGGAACGTCATCCAGTTCAATGGCAAGATTCTTCCCTACGCTGCCCCTGTGGGCATGGGATATCAGCAATTTGCGAAACCGGATGACGGAAAGTCTGCGGCCGCTGGCGGAACTTTTGGCAGACTGTATGAGGTGGGGCGCTGATCCGAAACTGCCGCGCTTGCAACACGGCTCCCACGGCGTCGTGGCGATCGGATAGCGCGGGGATGACTACAACGCCGCGCGTCTTATCAGACGCGCAAAGGTCGCTGTAGCACTATGAATTGCTGCATGTTTTTGTCCTTTAATCGGCTACGATTAAAGGAAACATGCAGTAGGCCGGTGCGCTTACGCGTGTTATTCCTATTTTGAGTTGGATCAACGCGTAGGGCTTGCAGCCTATAGATGCGGAGGTGGAAGCGATGAATAATACCGGTGAGACCGCCCCTCCGCCCTGGCTTCTTATGAATATCGGGCCGGAGAAAGAAGCCGAGATCCGCCTATTCAGGCGTCGACGCTCCGAGCGTATTCAAGCTGACCCGGAAAGCGAAAAGCGCTGGTATCTCGAATGCGATGAATATGCGCCGGTGCGTGCCTTGCGGGCGAAGCGGGATCAGGTCGAGCGCGAACAGAAGAATTATTTCGATGAACTCAACGAACGGAGGCGCAAGCTTTTCGAAAAACCTGGCTGTGGCGGTGATATCTATCCTGATACCCGGCGAATATCTGCCTACCTCAACGACCTGCATGCTCTCACCGAGCAATTGCGTGACTTCGAATGTCTCTGCGAGGCCAAGGCTGAAGTGATCCGCGCCCACCGCGAAGCCGCCGATCCGGCTACTTCCGACCCGGCGGCAGCGAAGAGGTGGCTTGGCCTTTGCGAACGCTACAGAAGTATCGTTGCTCAGTGCTGGTACGCCGAATGCGAACGTCGTGAGCGCGAGGTTTTCGAGCGGGAATGTTCCGCCCGAGTGGCTGCATCTTTGGCAGGCTCCACAAACTAGCCGCGTAACATCCAGACGTTCGACAATCTCTACTGGCAGAACAACCAGCAGCCGATCGTCCGCTTGCCGATGCATGATCCGGGCGTCAGGCTGCCACTTCAATCACCGTCAGGATCTTTGCGTGCGGATTCCAGAAGCCTTGCTCCCTTTGACACCGATTATGCTCAGCGCCAAAGCGACGATGCGGTTCGTCGCCTTCTTGGAAGGTCAACAACTCCTCATGGTCGGCAAATAACGATTCACGCAGCTGATCGAATGGTCAATCCGCCGCGCGGACGGGCGATCATGTCACCAGAGGAAGTTGATAGCGTCCTGGACGGAGCAACGCGGATCGTAGGTCGCGCGGATCACCCGCTAGGCTCGACTCTTAAAGTCGAGAACCGCAACATGCCTGGGAGACCGCAGGTTGTCGTCGACGAAAAAACGGGTAAACGTGCCGTTACGGTAATAAATCCGAAGAGGCGGTAGTCCGATGAACAAGGCTATTGAGGCGATGCTGGACGAGTTCATTGCCGCGGACCGCCCCAGCATTCTCCTGGCGAACGAGATCGAGGTCGCGCTGGATGATACCTATCCGGATAACGACTATGTTCAGGACTTGGTGGGCATGCTGGCGATGTACCGTCCGGAAGGCGGTGAATTCCTTTACGACGCGGAGGCAATGCGCGCCAAACTGGTGCGCGCAAGGGACTATTTGTCCGGGCTGGCCGATTAAGAACTAAGCCGGCAGAAGGTTGCGGGAGAGACATGCCACCCGCATGGCCAACCCGAAGACCTGGGTGGTGATGTGGGTGTCACCATCTTGCACGATGGCATTCCACACGAGATCGTCCTGGCCGAGGAATTGAGCAAGAGAGAAAGGCGGCTTGTTCTCGCCCATGAGACGGGGCATGCGCTTTACGACACGGCCGAGACGGGACAAGGCGGCCGCGATATCGACGCGCTCCTTGGACTTTCCTGTTGGCGAAGTATCGAGTGAGGACCTGACGTATAAAAAGGCGATGGTGCGGTCCGTTCCAGGCTCGCAGCGACCGAGGTCTGCTAGCGGCGTCGCGAAGTTTTGTACCCAAAGACGAGTACCGCATCGAGCGCAAGGCCGACCGGCAGGATTACGGCAAGGCTCGCTGCCATTCGGATCCACAACGACGATTCCGGAAGAGCATGATCGATGACCTTTGAAACCAATATGACTAGGGCAAGACCGATCGCCACGCGGAAAAATTCAAACTTTTTAGACTTTTCGGGCATTGGCGACCTGAACTGACACAGCGACGGGTGATATTTGCACGCAGATGGCGAGTTGTCGATACGGGTGAGTGACCGGTCTGGAAAACCCTCACTCATGCCAAAAAGGACGACCAGAACGGCCCGACGTTGGGGCCGCGCTGCCAAGTTTGCCAGACCCTGCCGCGTGACGCATTGAAGCTCTGTCGCGCCCACGCAGGATGAAACCCTTCAAACAGCAATGGAATTCGGCCCAACGGCCGAAGGCATGTCGCTGACTGCGGCACAGATCGGAGGAATACCGGATGATCAGAACGAACAATCGACCCTTTGAAACTTATGCGAACGCTCTGAGTGCACAGACATTGCCGGAGCTACGCGCGTTCGGTGAAGAAGTGAGCAGCCGTTTGCCGAACTTGGACAGGGAACGCGGAAATGCGCGCGATGCCAGTAGGGCGATTGAGGTTGCGGTGAATGGACCGGGGGGAGCTATGGGCGGCCTTGCCGGCGGTTGGTTGGGCGGTGTCCTGGGCAGCAAGTTACCTTTGGGCGAGTTTGGCAAGTGGGCAGGACGGTACCTCGGTTCCAAAGCCGGTGAGGCGCTAGGGTCTCAGCTAGACGGACCGGTTCCTGAATCCGTGGCGCGCGGCGTCATGACGCCAGCGGAGCGAGACTATCCGGGCTATTGGGGTTATTCAGGCGATGATGCGGTTGGTGGCTGGAGGCCGGATAGATCACGGCAAGGTAGGGCCGCGGCGCAACCGAATGATGTAATGCAGAGACGGCAGAAGGAGGCGCAGGCGGCGGCCGAGAATCTGCCCACAGCCTACGCGGACAGAATTGCGAAGGACTTTGGCAACGAATGGCACGACGCCTATGACATCTATGGCAAGAATCCTGGATTCTGGGAGGATGCGTACAGGGGCGATCCCAACGCATCGAGGGCTGGCCCGAAAATGGCGCCTGTTTCCCGCACGGCCCGGCTGCCAGCGGCGCCTTCTGACAAGCCGCCGGCGAAGGGCGGCGGTTTTTGGGACGGGCTGTTCCCCGGCCGATCGTCGCTGCGAGAGGCGCAGGGCCGATGGCGTGAGTAGTCCGAGGTGCCAATCGCTCTTCGCTAAAACCCGCGGGTGACGGCGAGGTAAGCGACCAGGCACAGAACCCAGAAGAGTGCGGCTGCGACCATGCTCATGTCGGAGTTCAAGAGGAAGCGCCCATCCTCCTGGCGTTTCAGGCCCAGCCAGTTGAAGCCGGTGCCGGAGGCATAGATATCCTCGACCTGCAGCCGACCGAAGCTGAACAGTGGAACGATCAAACGGGCTACGCGGTGCAGGAGAAAGCCGAGAACGAGGATATCGAGAATGTTGAGCACGATCCCGGCGATGGCGTCCAATGCAACTCCGACTTTCTTCATGCACCAATTCCTCTAACCGTAAAGCCAATGGCTGCGAGGCACAGGGCCCAGAAGCAGACGGCTATGATCTTTGCCACGCCTGCGCTCATCAACAGACGTCCATCCGCCCCACGTTTCAGGCCGAACCAATTAAACCCAGACTGATTGTCGTAGAAATCTTCGACCACAAGTCTGCCGAAACTGAAAAGGCGAACAAGCAGGCGCGCGGTTCCGTAGAGGAAAAACTCGGCAACCAGCCAACCGATGTTGTCCATCGCCAGCCAGAAGGCGCCGTCGAGCGCGAAGCTTTCGAACCATCGTTTCTTGCTTTGCTTTTCCATCGCGAGGTCCTGCCGGAAAGATCTTTAAGGCCGCACCGCGCTGCCCGGGTAAGGGTATTTCAGTTCCAGCTTCGCCTACAGGTAGCGCGGAACAAAAGCAGAATCAACCCCGCATACGATCGGTACGCCTCGCGAGCCGCCAGCCAATTCAGATTGGCCGGCGTTGCACGCGGGAGCGCAAGCAATTCCTGGCCAGCAAACGCCATTTCGAAAGGACAATGCCATGGATGATTTCATTTTTCCGCGTCGAGCGAAGCCCGGTTCCGGAGCCGTTGAGAGGCGCAATCTGCCGAGCCTTGGCGCGGGCTATATAAGCCCCGACGACGCCAGAGCCTATGCCTACGAGCTGCTGCGCAGCGCTCGCGAGGGGCCGGAAGCCTACACGGCGGAGGGATCACGGAAACCCCTGGGCGCATTGTCGAAGGATCCACGTGGCGACGATGCCTACAGCGCCGGACCACGCAAGGGCCTGAGCGGAATGCAGAAAAATCTTGAAGACGTAAAGACCGAACTCGACTTACTCCGGTCCAAGGTCTCGAACGACGACGGGACGGCAACTTTGAAGGACATCGTCTCGTCCATTCAATCGTTGCAAGAACAGCTGAACTTGAAGGAATACCAGAGCTTCTACGAGGATCCCTTTATGAACCACCCGCAGTTGCCAAAGAACTGGCAAGATATGCCTTGGAACAATCCAACGCGGGAGCAGCCCATTTCCCTCAGGGACGCGCTCGACCTATGGAGGGACTGAACGGCTTGGGCTATTCGAGGCTTTCGAGCGCGATGTAGAGTGTGCCGAGTTCCAGGCGGCCAGAGGCTGTCCTGTAATAGAGTTCTACGTCGTGCGGTTGGCCGTTTGCTACGGAGGTCTCGTCGCTTCCATCCTTGAAGAAGCAGCAGGGATCGGCGCCATCCCAGGACGGCGCAACACGCAGGCGGTAGCTACTGCCGCTCAAGAAGAAGCGTAAGCCGACCTTATAATCGCCGACCGTGAGGCTGCAGACGCTGTCATGGCCGCACCAGCTTGTCGCGTGATCGAAGGTCTTGTCGGTCTTCAGCAGGAAGGCCTTGACGAGGAAGCGCGGTTCTCCCGACTGGCCGATCGCCTTGACCGGCGAAGCGGTGGCAGCGAGAAGCAGGGCGGACAGTATCAAGCTCGATAATCTTCTCACGAGGTTCCTCATTCGATAGGTGAGCGCGTATCGGTGACTGCGCCGGCCATCTGCTCCGCTCGGGCCTTGCGCTGGGACGGGTACCCGGAGCGAGGCTTCTGACGCGGAAATGGCCGGGCAGGCAAAATCTCGTTTGGTATTCGTGAAAGCGACCTAGGGTAGCAAATCGCTCTGCTTCGCACATCGGTAGCGCGGAACAAAAGCAGAATCAAGGCGGCGTTCGACGCAAAATATCGATCGAAAGCGCCATTCTCCAGCCGGGGTCTAAAGGATGAAACCAGAGGAACGAGCCGCCGCTGCACGCGCCATTCTCGACGTGCCTTTTTTCGACGAATTGATGAGCGAGCTGGAGTGGGCGGCGATCAATGGTTGCATCCATGCCGGCCCGACCGACGACGCCGGGCGCGCGGCCTACGCCGCCGAGACCCGTGCCATCCGAAATTTCCGAGCCAAGCTCAAGTTCCTGACCGAACAAGCCAAGGCTGACGGCAAGGGCGCACCCGCCTGAGGGCAAGCGCTTTCTATCGTTCCGGGCTTTCGCCGGAATGACCCGATGCATTGAACCACCTTTCGAAAAGGTCACCCCATGATGAACGATAGTGCCAACCTGCCTTACGGCGGGAGGAAAAACGTTGACCGCTCGACCGATCTGGACGACCCCGAAAACCTGAACTTCCGGGAGCCGCATGTCGATGACTGGGCCAACCCTGAGCTCTACGGGCCGGACGATGACGGCGAGACGGATGCGGCCATCGACGATGGCCTGACATCCGGTGACCCCGCAGACCTTGACGACGAGCCGGCCGAGCCTGACGAGGACGAGGCGGCCAACGACGCCGAGGATTTCCTGGTACGGCTCAAGGGCGGCGAAGACGTGCCGCTTTCGGAGCTGAAGCTCGGATACATGCGGGATCGCGACTACCGCCACAAGACGCAGGACATCGCCAATCGCGGGCGGGCGCTGGAAGGCATGGCCAACCGTGTCGCCCAATCCGCCAACGCCTTCGCCAACCTGCTGGCAAGCCAGATCCCGCCGGAGCCGCCGGAACACATGGCGGCGCTCGACCCCGACGGCTATCGCCGCCAATGGGGGCTGCATCAGGCGGGGCTGGAACGGATCGACGAGATCCTCGCGATTGCCGAAGGGCCGGCAAACGTCGTCGATGCGCTGGCGTCTGCAGCCAGCGACGATGAGCTCGAGGCCGAAAACGCCAAGCTGATCGAAGCCTTTCCTGAGACTGCCAACGAAGAAGGACGTCTTGCCTTCTTCTCCGGTGCCTTCGACGTGGCGCGGGTCCTCGGCTTTTCCGAAGAGGAAGTGCGCGAGGTCGCCGACCACCGCATGTTCAAGCTCGCGCATTATGCCCGGCTCGGCCTGGCGGCCGAACAGGCAAAGACGCGGGCGATGGCCAAGCTGAAAAGGGCGCCGTCGCCGGTGGCGCGGCCACGGCCGGCGGCAAAGACGGAACGCTCACCACGCGAAAGCCTGGAAGCGATGAAGCGCCTTTCGAAAACCGGCTCGATCCGCGACGCGATGGCGGTCGACTTCGACTGATGATGCCTGGCGCAAAGCGCATAAACAGAGTCCGGAAACGGCTCTAGCGCTTTGTCTTCACTCCTCTTTTGAGGAGGCGTGGCCGCCCGCAATTCTTCGCGAAACGCTCGCTTCGGCGCCCAACCTAAAACCGATCCTCACCGCCCGCGCTCAATTCACGTCAGCGCGTGCGATCCATCCCAACATTCAAGGACCACTATCATGGCTGTTGTAGCAAACACCTTCACGACCTCGCAGGCCGTGGGCAACCGCGAGGACCTCTCCGACGTCGTTTCCCGCATCACGCCCGAGGACACGCCGATCTACTCGCTGATCGAAAAGGGCACGTGCAAGACGCACCACCCGGAATGGGAAACCGACGAGCTGGCCTCGCCCGGCGAAAACATCCGCCAGGAAGGCGAGGAATATACCTTCGGCACGATCATCGCGCCGACCAGGCTCGGCAACTACACCCAGATCATGCGCAAGGACTGGATCATCTCGGCGACGCAGGAAGTCGTCTCCGAGGCCGGCAACGTGCAGAAGCGCAAGTACCAGAAGCTGAAGAAGGGCGTGGAGATCCGCAAGGACATCGAATACGCCATCGTCGACACCAACGCTTCCGTCTCCGGCGCCACGCGCGAATTCGGCTCGCTGCCGACCTGGATCACCACCAACGTCTCGCGCGGGGCAGCGGGCGCCAATGGCGGCTACAACCCGACGACGGGCCTGACCGTGGCGCCGACCGACGGCACGCAGCGCCCCTTCACCAAGGCGATCCTCGACGAGGTGATGCAGACGGGCTACCAGAACGGCGCCAACTTCCGCCACGTCTCGGTTTCGCCTTACGTGAAATCGGTGTTCGTCACCTTCATGTCCGACGCCAACGTGGCGCCGTTCCGCTACGCGGTCTCGCAAGGCGGCGAGCGCAACACGATCGTGGCGACCGCCGACTACTACGAGGGTCCGTTCGGCACGGTGATGATCCACCCGAACCGGGTGCAGGCGGGCACTGGCAAGCTCGCACGCAATGCCTTCTTCCTCGACACCGACATGCTCTCCTTCCTGTGGCTGCGCAAGATCCAGGAAGACAAGGACGTGGCCAAGACCGGCGACGCCGACAAGGGCGTGATCATCGGCGAGGGCACGCTGAAGGTGCACAACGAAAAGGGCCTGGGCGTTGCGGCCGATCTGTTCGGGCTGAGCGCGGCGAGCTGATCGGGCTAATCCTCGCTCGCGCACTGAAACCTGACCGCAGCTTTGGCGGCTTGAGCGGCTTCAAGGAGCCGCTCTCGCTCGTCGGCGGTACGCGTGATTGCAAGTAACGGCACGCGCAAAACGAAACCGACCCATGAGAGGTGCAATTTGGCCAAGCAAGACAAACCGCTGAATTCGATGGGACTACCCGTTAGAATTCAATCCGTTCGAGAGGCGATCAAGTATTTTGACGAGAACCCGGCGTTGATGAGCAGCGCGCCCATTGCAGATGCGAAGGCACCGCGCGGCGAGGGGGCGCAATTCCGGCACCCGCCGCCGAGCGAACTCATGGGCGGAGATTTTCGCAAGGCGCCGATGCACTTTCGCGGAGTATTGACGGATACCACTCGGTTCAGCAAGCAACCTCAGCCCATGCCAACCGACCGCCTCAAACCTATATCGGCGCATGACAAGCTCTCGGACAACATCGCGTTGCGGATGAAGCGGGACCTGCAGCAGCGTCTCTTGTTGCGTGAACACGAAGCGGCGGGGTTTGTCGGAAATGGCGACCATGAAAGCGGCGGGTTTGGAGCGCTGCGCGGCAATCTGTGGCAACACGGTTACGACACGAAACGGGACGAAGGCAATGCTCTCGGTACTTTCCAATGGGACGGAGTACGGCGGGAGGATTTCAAGAAATGGGCAAAGGAGAACGGTTACGACGACCAGTCGATCGAACAGTCATATGAGCCGAGCTATGGCTTTCTGGAGCATGAGCTAACGAACCCGCCGGAAGGTAAAGTCCTGAAGGGGCTGAACAAGGCAGACACTGCCGATGATGCCGCCCGCATCATCGAGAAAATGTATCTGCGGTCGGGGAGGCCGAGACTTGCCGAACGTCAAAGGCTGGCGCGCCGAGCTCTGGATCTTCCCGATTATACTGTCGAAATTCCCGTTCCAATGCGCAATCCAAATGCAAGACCTCCCTCAACCCGGTAAGCAATGTTGAACGCGCGGCGCTTGCCCAAGCTCCCTGAATTCGCGCGTCGAAGTTGCATCTCTACTTGAATTTGTTCCTGTAATGTTCTAACGCTTGCGGCGCATGCATGGCGTGCATGCGGTGGTCGCATCACTCTTGCAGACGGAGAATCGAGACTTGTTCAGATCAGTTTTGGTGACCTTGGCCGTTCTTGCCGCAAGCATCTTTGCCCCTTCGGCCCATGCCGCGGATAGATTGCTCAGCGCCATGATCACCTGCAAGCCGGAGTTCTTCACGGTGCTGCAGGCGCGACGCGGCTCCTTCGCACCGGTGCGGATCGTGCCTTACGAATGGCCATCCAACACTCCGCATGTTCGCGAGGCCAAGGACGTGTTCGTGGAGGAGGTGACATTCGCGAGGCCGATAGACGTCGGCGGCTTATCAGTATTGGAGTTTAGCCAGAAAACGACCGTTCAGGACGATGGTCCCTCCGATTTCCGCTGGCAATTCGAAGTCGCCGCGTCACCATCGGACGTGGCCGAGCTATTGATCACGCAGTACGGTGCCCCATTGAAGGCGGATTATCGCGATTGGGTGGTGGATTCCGAGAAAGTGCGCGAAAAGAGCGGCGTATCCGGCAGCCTGCTCATTGAGCCCGGCGAAGCTGGAGCCACAATTTCCTGTCGTCTCTACAAGGCGGAAGCGGGCGGCTTCAAATTGCCGGTCGCAGCAGAGAGTTTTGGTTGGCCGCAACTCGGGCCGCCGCCGCTGATAAACCCCAATCTGCTGATGAATGCCTTGGCGCAATGCCGATCGGATTTTTTTGAACGACTGGCTTTTGACAGAAAGGCCTTCGGCAAGCTCAAGTTCAAGCAGGAGAGCGGGCCGTATCCGAAGGGACGGGACCATGCATCACCTTTGACACGCGTGGAGTTTCAGACGCCCGTCCGCGCTTGGGGCATCGAACTGACCGGTTACATCCAGCGGCTTCAGATGGTGAACGGTGCGCCGGGTTTGCGCTGGGGTTTCCAGACACGGGAAAACTCCGCCAACCTCATGCGCGTGGTAGCACTGCGCACCGGTAGCAGCTGGGAAGATCCACAAGGTTGGAGTGTCGACTTTGAGGCGGAAGCAACTGGATATACGCCTTCTCCAGATCTCGGGTTTGACGAGGGTTTCGTCGGTTGCACGACACCGCTCGCTGCCGGCAAGGAGCCGCCGAAACCTGTAGACTTCTTCCGGAACGAAGACACGGGAAAAGCGCAGTAGAACTACCGACCGACGGCACGCAGCGCCCCTTCTGCAAGGCGATCCTCGACGAGGTGATGCAGACGGGCTACCAGAACGGCGCCAACTTCCGCCACGTCTCGGTTTCGCCTTACGTGAAATCGGTGTTCGTCACCTTCATGTCCGACGCCAATGTGGCGCCGTTCCGCTACGCGGTCTCGCAAGGCGGCGAGCGCAATACGATCGTGGCGACCGCCGACTACTACGAAGGCCCGTTCGGCACGGTGATGATCCACCCGAACCGGGTGCAGGCGGGCACTGGCAAGCTCGCACGCAGTGCCTTCTTCCTCGACACCGACATGCTGTCCTTCCTCTGGCTGCGCAAGATCCAGGAAGACAAGGACGTGGCCAAGACCGGCGACGCCGACAAGGGCGTGATCATCGGCGAGGGTACGCTGAAGGTGCACAATGAAAAGGGCCTGGGCGTTGCGGCCGACCTCTTTGGGCTGAGCGCGGCGAGCTGATTGGGCTGGAACCTGACCGCAGGGCGGCTTGAGCGGCTTCAAGGAGCCGCTGTCTTTCGCCGGCGCCTCGTGACGGGTCACGCATGCGCAGGTCGGGACGAGGTGCGCAGAACAAATCCCAAGCACGTTAGGTGTGAAATGAACCTGGAAGACAAGTTTCTCAACTCGATGGGGCTACCCGCCCGAATTCATTCCGTTCGGGAGGCGATCAAGTATTTCGACGAGAGTCCGGCATTGACGGGCAGCAAGCCCATTGCCGAAGTGAAGGCGCCGCGCGGCGAGAGCGCGCGCTTCCGGCATCCGCCGGAGGGCGAACTCATGAGCGGTGAATTTCGCAAGGCGCCGATGCACTATCGGGGTACGCTGACTGATACAACGAGGTTCAGTAACAACCATCAAGTGTTGCCAGCTGACCGCCTCAAAGCGACTACGGCGCGCGACAAACTCTCGGACAATATTGCCGCACGGATGAAGCGGGATCTGCAACTGCGTCTCCTGGAGGGTGGGCCTGGCTTTGAGGATGGCTTGATGCCTGAACACGTCGCGGCAGGATTTGTTGGAAATGCTGACCATGAGAGTGGTGGGTTTGGAGCGTTGCGTGGCAATCTATGGCAACACGGTCACGACACTGGTCGGGACAAAGGCAATGCCCTCGGCACTTTTCAATGGGACGGAGTACGACGGGACGCTTTCCAGAATTGGGCCAAGGAGAACGGTTACGACGAACGGTCGATCGAACAGGCGTATGAACCGAGCTTCGGCTTTCTGGAGCACGAGCTTCTGAACACGCCGGAAAAGAAAGTCCCGGAGAAACTGAAGCAGGCGGACAATGCCGATGAGGCCGCGCGCATCATCGAGAGAGTATATCTGAGGTCAGGCGAACCGAAGCTTGCCGAGCGTCAAAAGCTGGCGCGCCGTGCCATGAGCCTTCCGGACTATGAGCCACCCGTGCCGACACCGCGCCCGTCGACGGCCGGCCCTGGTACTCGCCGTGCTGTAAGGTAACGGCTAAATGGGCCCGTGGTTGGGACGGGACGGCCCGAACCGCTGGCCCGTTTCCACAGGAGACGCCAATATGCCGTTCATCACGCGTCGCTGACTGTACAGCGCTGCCGAGTTTCGTCGCCAAATTTCCGTTGCGTATGTTCTTGTAATGTTCTACAAACATGGCGAGTTATCAATTGATGTGAATCTGCTCTGGTTGCGTTGACGTGATGTCAAGAAACGGCGGTTCTCCAACCCTCTCAGACAGTTTCGAGGCGTTTGTCCGACGCGTTCGAGCAACACTATTCAGGTCACAAGGCGAGTTCGGCAGATGGGGTCCAACATTCTCAAGCGTCTTTGCGCGGTCTTCTATCTGCTCGTGCTTGCGACGCCTGCAGCGGCGGTTGAGCGGGGCGATGCGGAAAGAGTGTTTGGCGCATTCTTGGCGTGCAAGGACGACATCTTTTCTCTTCTCACGAGCGACAAGGCAGACTTCCGTGCATTAACGATTACCCCTTACGATCACGAGGCGGACGGAGTAAACGGGCACTACATCGCGTTCGCGGCGCCTGTCGTTGCTTCTGGACTGCCGCTTGGCAGGTATGTCCAGTTCGAGGCCGTTGGCATTGCGGTTCCGCACTTCGCATGGGGCTTCGAGGTGGAGCGGAATGTGCCTGAGGTTGCCAATGCGATCGAGGCGCTGCTGCCGGGCGCCAGGTTCGTTGCCAAAGATGGTCATCTGCTCGAATTGAAGCTCAGCACCGAGCCGGAGGCACAGCGCAGCGACACATCGGTCGCACCGGAGGACAGCTACAGGAAAATCGTCATACGCCAAGCGAACGATCCCACGCGGACGCTTTTGATGTGCGACGCTTCCAAGGATCGGATGTCGGGTCTGGCAATCGACGAGGAGACGGGAAGGAAGCGCTTGCCTTCACCGGAGGACCTGTTTCCGTCAGTGAAAGTACCGGCTAAAGCCGATAAAATTCTCGACGCTTTCGTCGCATGCAAGCCCTCGTTCTTCAACGTGCTGTGGGACGAAAGAAAGACCTTTCCGCGGGTCCGCGTCGAAGCCTTTGAAAGCCCAGGCAACAAGCCTCATGTTCCCGAAGCCGTGAATACCTATAACGAAAGCGTGACGTTCGAGCGCCCCGTCAAGATCGGCGATTTTTCCGTGGTGCGCTTCTTTCAGCGAAGGACGATAGAGGAGGGCAAGCCGACACGCTTTGCCTGGGCCTTTCAGGTGAACGCACCGCCCCGTGAGGTCGCGCGTGCCATTGCTGAGCGATACCGGGTGAGATTCTGGGGAAATTTCTCTTTGCTGAGCTCCAGGGATGCCGCCGTCGGCCCGGTCTCGAAACACCTGGATTTCAGCTCCTATTTTGATCCTGACGAGCAGGCAACCGTAACCTGTGAACCCGATGAAGGCGAAACAAAGGACTTCCGCTTGCCGTGGGCGGAGGAGACTTTCGGCTTGGCGGAACTTGGGCCGCCCCCGCTGATCCGAGGCAACAGGCTGGTGAACGCGCTGCTGCAATGCCGGCAGGACTTCTTCGCGGCCCTTGGTGAGGAGAAGGACTCTTTCGGCAAGATGACGTTCAAGGATGCCATGGGGACATATCGAGAGCCTGGAGGCGTTGCTCGGGCGGCGCTGCGTGTGGCGTTCGAGAAGCCGGTCTATGTCTCGGGCTTTATGCTGACCGGGTACATTCAGCAGCGTGTTGATGTCGCCGGCCAGCCGAAACTGATCTGGGGTTTCCAAACGCCGGGAAATGAAGACGACCTTATTCGTGTTGCTGAGAACCGCACGGGAAGCAGCTATGTCGAGAACGAAGGCTGGTCGCTCGACCTGGAAGCGGAAGCGACCGGCTATACGCCCTCTGAGGCACTCGGCTTCGCTGACGGCTTCATCGGTTGCACCACACCGCTCGCTTCCGGCAAGACACCGCCGGAGCCGGTCGACCTCTTTCGGAACGAACATGGGAAGTAATGACTAGAGGATATCTTTAGGTCGAAGGGGTTTGCGCTGACGCCGACCGACGGCACGCAGCGCCCCTTCACCAAGGCGATTCTCGACCAGGTGATGCAGACCGGCTACCAGAACGGCGCCAACTTCCGCCACGTCTCGGTTTCGCCTTACGTGAAATCGGTGTTCGTCACCTTCATGTCCGACGCCAACGTGGCGCCGTTCCGCTACGCGGTCTCGCAAGGCGGCGAACGCAACACGATCGTGGCGACCGCCGACTACTACGAGGGTCCGTTCGGCACCGTGATGATCCACCCGAACCGGGTGCAGGCGGGCACCACGAAACTCGCGCGCAACGCCTTCTTCCTCGACACCGACATGCTGTCCTTCCTCTGGCTGCGCAACATCCAGGAAGACAAGGACGTGGCCAAGACCGGCGACGCCGACAAGGGCGTAATCATCGGCGAGGGCACGCTGAATGTGCACAACGAATAGGGCCCGGGCGTTGCGGCCGACTTGTTTGGGTTGAGCGCGGCGAGCTGATTTTCAGAGTTCGCGCCCGCATCATCATCCTCGTTTGCCGCGCGAGGACGATGATCGTCGCCGTCAATGCGGCCGGCTTAAATCGGCGATTTCACAGGCTCCAACAAGGAACGATGCGATGGATCAAAGGAACAACGGCAACAGAATCAAGCTTCACTTTGATGGGAAGCGGCTGAATGCCACCGAGAACGGCCGTTACGCCGGCGGCTGGGATGGCGTGAGTGGCAGGCCGGGCCATCAAACGCCGGAGTGGCAGGGTGACGCGGGCGAGGGACCAATACCGCAAGGAACATATGACGTCGGACCACTTCAACACATCGGGTTGAGGGACGAAGCCCTCGGTATGCTGAAGGCTGTCGGTGTCTCAAAAGGGGGGTGGCCAGGCGGCCGCTATGCGTGGGGGCGGTCGCGGACATGGCTTGATCCAAAAGCGGATATTGATCCCAGCGGCGCCCATAGAAGCGGCTTCTCGATCCACGGCGGATCGGCGCCCGGTTCGGCCGGATGCATTGATCTGACCGGCCAGATGGACAATTTCGCCGACTTCTACAAAAAGACTGGCCAGTCGGCTGATTTGAACGTCTCCTATCCCGAATACGATCCTGAAACCTCTGCGAGCGAAGCGCCTGAACGAAAGCACAAGCCGGCCCCCGAGCCCGAAGGGGAGTACCGCTGGGAGCCCGGAATCTCTTCGCCAAACCGCCGTGGTTTATCGCTGCGCGATGCGTTGAGGATCTTCGAATGACGACCTGCCCCGTGCGCATTTCCGGTCACCGGTGACGCGCACGGTATGTCGCTGGTAATCGCCTTGCCAGAGAACCGGAGTGCCTCCTTGTGTTCGTTCTTGAAATGTTCTACACTTTTTCCGGGTGGTCCATTGCTTGCGCAACGCGCTGAGGACACGCCGCACATAAGTTCATAAACGTCCGGCGCAGGCCGAGGAGGGGTCTTGTTCAGAGCGATTGTATCGGCAGTTGCCGCCTTGTCATTTATCGGTTTTGCCTCGCCGGCCGAGGCCGGGGCGGATCGAGCAGTCAAGGCGCTGTTCGCCTGCAACACCGACTTTTTCGAAGTCCTGAGAAGTGAACGCACGGCGTTCCGCGTATCGGAAGTCATGACAGTCTCTTACGAGGATCAGCGTATAGACATCATCGAGTTTGACCCGCCCGTGCAGGCGCTTGGCCTTCGCTTGACAAGTTACAGACAGGAGACGTCTATGAACTATGGTGGCGAGCCGGTTGTCGTTACCTGGGGATTTCAGTCGGCCGAGGTGCCGATGACCGTGGCGCTTGCGCTTCGGGAGCATTTTCCTGGCGAACAGCCTTTCAGGGGAACGTCTTCCAGGCTGGTGCCGGCGGAGACTGATACCCGAATCAAGTCCTTCATGATCACGGAGACGAGACTGCGGGGGGAAACCGGCGCCAATCTGGAGTGCAGTTCCCGAATGGTTGGTGACATCAGGTCTCTGCCCGATGTTGCCGATCTCTTTTTCGATACCTGGAGGAACCGCTGGCGGGCGTGGATCGATGAATGGTTGGATTGAGATGTGCGGGTGGGGCGCTTCACACCTTCAAACGAACAAATCTTGGCAAGGCGGTTCTTCGGAGCCGCCTTTTTTCATGGAGAATTTTGATGTCCGAAACAAAGAAATCGGTGCCAGTTCGTCTCGTCTATGACGTCTGGTTCCAAGAGGGCGAGCGCACGGCTGCGGGCGCGGTCGTATCCGTCGGTCTCGACGAGGCCAAGGCGCTGATTGCGGCCGGCAAGGCCGAGCGTGCCGATCCGCTGCCGGGGGAGTGACCATGCTGATCCGTGACGGGGCGTGGACGCTCTACGACCACGACATGGCGAGCGGCCGGTGCGTCTGGCACCACTTCGACGGGGAGAAGGACGTCTATCGCGTCGATTATCCCGTCGACAACCTGATCAGCGAAAACCTGGATGTGCGCAACAGCGCCGAAAAGGCCTGGCGCGGCGACTGGCATCGCGTTGCCTCCATTCCTCTCAACGTCGCGCATTCCTCGGGCCTCGTCGAGGCGCATTCGCAGGGTGACGACCGGTTCGTCAAACGCTTTCTCAACGACGGCGACAACCGTGCCTGGCGCACGAAGGACGGGCAGCTATGACCATTTCCGACTACGCCTCGCTAATCGTCGATGCCGGCGAATACAGCGGGCGCAACGACATCGCCCATCTCTTTCCCCGCTTCCTCGGCCTTGCCGAGCTGAAGCTCAACCGCGCGCTGCGTGTGAGCGAGATGGAACACAAGGCGCCGATTGCGGTCGTCGATGGTGAGGCGCCGTTGCCGATGGACTTCCTCGAGGCACGGCAGGTACTTTCCGCGAGCGGTCTGCCGATCCGGGCCGTGGCGCTGCAGCAGCTAGCCATCAACGCTCAAGCCGGGGCGGGGCCGCCGCTCGGCTATGTCATCGTCGGCAACCGGATCAAGGTTTTGCCCGGCGGCGACCACGGGCTGACCATGACTTACTATCGCAAGATCCCGCCACTTTCGCCTGTCAACCCGACGAACTGGCTGCTTGAGAAGGCGGCCGATGTCTACCTCTACGCACTGGTAGAAGAAATTGCCGTGTGGGAACGCGACGCCGGCAAGGCGGGGGCGGCGCAGGAGCTGAAGCTGATGGCGCTTTCGGGCCTGAAGATCGGCGACGAGCGGGCCCGCTGGGGCGACGCGCAGATGACGGTGGGAGGAGCGACACCATGACCCTGATTTCCGCGATCAACGAGGTCTGCGACATCGTTTCGCTCGACCGTTTCGACAGCGTCTACGGATCGAACGACCCGAATGCGCAGACGATGGTGGCGCTGGCGCAGGAGGCCGGAGACGAGATCTCGCGCCGCGGTGACTGGCAACGCATGTTGAAACAGCATGTGGTGATTGCCTTGCCGCAGAACTTGCCGGCAGACTACCAGCGCCTGACGCCGGGCGGCGCTATCCGCACCGCCACGGGCAGCTTTTTCCGGCCGATCACCAACAGTTCGCAGTGGGCGGTGATTGCCGCCGCTGCTCCAGCGCAACCCTATTTCTTCATCAGGGACAACCAGATCCATCTGTCTCCAGCTTCTGCCGGCGCGGCTGCCGTCATCGACTACGTCTCCAGGAACTGGGTGCTTGGCGATCCCTTCGAGGAGCGCGACACGCTGAAGGCCGATGACGACCGGCCGCTGTTTGCCGAGCGGCTGCTGACCAAGGGCATCCTGTGGCGATGGAAGCGCCAGAAGGGGCTGCCCTATGACGACAGCCTGGCGGAATTCGAGGCCGATCTGATCCAGGAGATCAACGCCGACCGGGGGGCATCATGAGAATGGATGTGAGGCCCGGCCGGATCGGGAAGAGCAACCGCGGTGCGGTCGCCATCGGGCGGCAGCAGACATCGCAGCCGATTACCTTTCCGGCGCCGAAGAACGGTCTGGTGACGACGGCGGACATGGCCTCGCAACAGCCGGGCTCGGCCACTGTGCTGCGCAACTTCCTGCCGACGCTGGTGGGCTGCCGCATTCGCGGCGGATCGCAGAAGCGTGGAAAGGCTCTCGACGGCGGGACGATCCGCAGCGCGTTCAAATACAAATATGGCGCGATCGAAAAGCTGTTCATGGCAACCGATACGGCGATCTACGACATGACATCGCTGGCAGCGCCGCCGGCGACGATGTCGGCGGCGACGGGCGGACTGACCAGCGGCGACTGGTGCACGTTCCAGCACACCAACGCCGGCAACTCCTTCCTCATCTGCCTCAACGGCGCCGACCAGCGCCGCGTCTACAATGGCAGCACATGGGCGACGACGCCGGCGATTACCTTTACCGATGCGACAACTGCGGCGCAGTTGAACTACGGCTGGCTCTTCAAGAACCGTCAGTTCTTTCTGAAGAATGCGACGCTCGACGCCTATTACCTGCCCGTCAACGCCATCGGCGGGGGGGCGGCGGTTTTTTCGCTTGGCGGGGGGGTGGAGAAGGGGGGCTCACTCCTGACCGGCTTTTCCTGGTCATTGGAAAGCGGCGACGGTCTTTCCGATCTCTGCGTATTCGTCTCGACCGAAGGAGAGGTGGCCGTTTATGCTGGCTCCGACCCGAGTGATGCCAATAGTTTCGCATTGAAGGGCGTCTACCAGATCGGCCGGCCACTCGGCAAAAATGCCTGGATCCGTGCCGGCGGTGACATCCTGATCGCCACCAGCGACGGGTTGACGCCGATCTCGCAGGTGTTTCAGCGCGACCGGCAGGCACTGAGCCAGGTATCGGTTTCGCGGCCGATCGAGGACGACTGGCGGCGGGCGGCAAACGCCACCGGCGCCGGCTGGGTGGTGAAGCAATGGCCCGAGCAGAACCTGGTGTTCATCGCCTTTCCGGCCAATGCCGTGGTCAGCGACACGACTTTCGTGCTCAACGTGCTGAACGGCCGCTGGTCGACCATCAGCAACTGGAAGGCGACCTGTTACGAGACCCTGCAGGGCGGCCTGTTTTTCGGTTCGCTCAACGGTCTGTGCTGGCAGGGAGACACGACGGGCACGGATGACGGGCTGACCTTTACCGCCGCCTATCTCTCGCAGTTTGCGCCCGCCGGACAGTTCGGCCAGCGCACGGCGGCGACGATGGCACACATGTATTTCCGGGCGAAATCCGAGCCGAAGGTCCGTCTCTTTGCCCGCGCGGACTACGACAAGGCGATACCGACTTTCACCACTGTGACCGCAGGCGATGCCGCGTCATCGGAGTGGGACGTGGGGCTCTGGGATGTCGGCGTCTGGGACGGTCTGTCGCAGCAGCAGCGCTACAGCTTTCGCCAGAACGTGCGCGCGGCCGGCGACATGCTGGCCGTTGGTTGCGTCATCACCTCGGGCGGTCCGGCAAAGCTCGATCTCGAGGTGGATCTTGCGACGTTGCAGGTGGCAGCCGGCGAGGCGAGCACATGAATATCATCTGGGGCGGCGCCGGCAACCCGGCGACAAACCAGGCGATCGCCGATTTCGTTGCCGGCCGTATCGACGGCTGCGAACGCGGCTTTGCCGACTTCACGACCATGGGCGTGACCGAAAGTGACACGCTGATCGCCGGTGTGGTCTTTCACAATTATGCGCCGGAGGCCGGCGTCATCGAGCTTTCCTCCGCCTCGACCAGCAGGCGCTGGCTGACGCGGCCGGTGCTGAATGCGATGTTCGGCTATCCGCTGGACGAGGTCGGCTGCCAGATGGTGGTGCTGCGCGTTTCCGAGCGCAACACGGGCATGATCGCCATCGCCAGGCGCTTCGGCTTTGACAGCTACCGCATCCCGCGCCTGCGCGGGCGGGATGAGGCGGAAATCATCTTCACACTCACTGACAACGACTGGCGGGCACATCCGGTCAATCAAAGATAATCAACATGGGCAAAGGTAGGTAACATGGGCAAGTCCAAAGCACCGAAGCCGCCGGATCCGCGCGAAACCGCGGCGGCGCAAACCTCGACGAATATCGCCACCGCAGTGGCGAACGGCTATATCGGCAACGTCAACCAGGTCACGCCCGATGGCAGCCTGACCTATACGCAGACCGGCACGAACAAGTGGCGTGACCCGATGAGCGGCGCTATCTACGATCTGCCGACCGTGACGGCGACGCAGACGCTCTCGCCGGCACAACAGGCGATCAAGGACCAGACGGACGCCGCGGAAAAGAACCTGGCGACGCTTGCCAACAACCAGTCGGGAAGGCTGAACGACCTGCTCGGCAAACCGATCGACCTTTCCGGCGCGCCGGCCGCCGGTAATCCGGCCTCGATCAGCCTGCCGAACTATGCGCAATACGGCGGCGGTCCGAGCCTGCAGACGAACCTCGGCAACACCGGCACGATCCAGAACACTATCGCCGGGGCCGGCGACATCCAGAAGGGTGTCGGCAATGCCGGTACCATTCAGGCGTCTCTCGGCAATGCCGGTGACATCAGCCGCTCCTACGAAACGAACTTCGACACCAAGCGCTACGAGGATGCGCTGATGTCGCGGATGAACCCGCAGCTCGAGCGGGACCGTGCGGCACTGGAAACGCAGCTGGCCAACCAGGGCCTGCAGCCGGGGTCGGAAGCCTATAACCGGGCCATCGACCAGGCGAGCCGGCAGGCGAACGATGCGCGCTTCGGCGCCATTCTCAATGCCGGGCAGGAACAATCGCGGCTCGTTGGGCTGGCGCGGGATGCGGCCGGCTTCCAGAACAACGCCCAGCAGCAGGCCTATAACCAGGCACTGACGAGCGGCCAATTCGCCAACCAGGCACAGAACCAGCAATACACCCAGAACGCCAACACCATGCAGCAGGCGAATGCTGCGCAGCAGCAGCTCTTTGCCCAGAACCAGGCGCAGCAGCAGGCGATGAACGCCGCCCAGCAGCAGAACTTCAACCAGGCGCTGGCGGCCGCCGGCTTCAGCAACGATGCACAGCAGCAGATGCACCAGAACGGCCAGTCGGCGACAGCTGCCAACAATGCGCTGAAGGACCAGACCTACAATGCCCAGCAGGCGCAACTGGCCGCGCAGAACGCGGCAAGGGCGCAATATCTCAACGAGATGTATGCCCAGCGCAACCAGCCGATCAACGAGATCTCCAGCCTGCTTTCCGGCGCCCAGGTGAGCAACCCCAACTTCGTGCCGACGCAGGGGCAGCGGATCGAGCCGGTGGATTATACCGGGCTGGTGCAGCAGGACTATCAGAACCGAGTGGCCGCCTACAACCAGAAGCGCGAAGGCATCAGCAGTGTACTTGGAAGCATCCTCGGGGCCTTGCCGAAGCCTTCAGACCGCCGTCTCAAGAAGGACATCAAGAAAGTCGGCAAGCTCGATGGGCATTCGCTCTACGAATATCGCTACAAGGGCGAGCCGCAGCGCGGCGCCAAGCACATCGGCGTGATGGCGCAGGAGGTGGAGAAGACCCGCCCCGACGCCGTCAGCCGCGACCCGGACGGCATGCGCCGCGTCGACTACGGCCGGCTGTTTTCCGCCGGGAGGAAGAAGCGGTAGGCCGCTTGCGGTGCTTGATACGCCACGAAAGCTTGTCGCCGCAGCGACCGACGGCTAAAGCGCGTCGCGATCTCTAGGATTCGCTTGTTGCGCCTTAAGCTGTTGTTCTTGCGCATGCCGTTATCGCAAGACCGCTGCACACTTTTGCGCGACATGCATGAGGTGGGCCTGCCATCGCATCCTGTCGCCGGCGGAGGCATTTGACGTGACCGGCCGTCCGCGCAGACATCGTGTCTGCGGGCCACATGCGAGGCAGCGCGAGATGCCGGCAGGGCCGACAGCCGGCTTTCGATCCGATCTCCGACCCGGTCGCCGGTATTTCCAGCCAACGGGGATGTGATGCAGCAAGCAGAGATTCCAGTGCTCTCTGCACTACCGGGCAGCGCCGCGGCCCATCTACCCAACAATCAAACGACTTGGCAGGCCCCTGAAAGGGGTGCTTCTACGGAGAAAACCCATGCCCAGAACAGGCGGCGTCTACTCGCCCCCCGCCGGCACCAAAGGCGTGCCGAACACGACCATCCAGAGCGTGCCTTACAACACGCTGATCGACGACTTGGCGGCGGATGCCAATGCGGCACGCCCGGTCACGGCCGGCGGTACCGGCGCGACGTCGGCGAGCGGCGCCCGAACAGCGCTCGGCGTCGAGATCGGAACCAACGTGCAGGCGTATGATGCAGGCTTGCAGTCGATCGCCGGTCTGGTGACCGTCGCTGATCAAATGATCTACACGACCGCGTTGGACGCGTATGCCACGACGGCGCTGACGCCGTTTGCTCGAACGCTGCTTGATGACGCGGACGCGGCAACTGCGCTGACCACCCTCGGCGTTTCGGATTTCATGAAAACCGTGCTGGACGATGGGGACGCGGTAACGGCACGCGCGACGCTCGGAGCAAACAATGCGTCGAACCTGACGGCCGGTACCGTCAGTGACGCGCGGTTGCCGACGACGATGGGCGGAAAGACGTTCACCGGCGCCACCACGTTTCAGACGACTGTATCCGTCACCGGGGCCAGCAACGGGATTGAGCTCGGCCCGCAGGGCGTCTCGAACACGCCGTTCCTCGACTTCCATTCCTCAGCCAACGTCAACGATTATGATGTGCGGCTCATTGCCAGCGGCGGCGCAGCTGGCGTGGGACTTGGTACGCTGACGGTTTCCGCCGCCACGGTTACCTATACCGGCAGCGCCACTATTCAGGGGATGAAGAGCACCAGCTTTGTGCAGGCTCTTGGCGACATGCTCATCGACGGCGCCGGCGACCGGCGTCTCTATTTCCGCTCGGCTGCCGGTGTTCCGCGCGGCATCGTTCGCCACGATCAGGCGGCCGACGCCATGATCATCAGCATGTTTAATTCTTCTGGGGCTTGGTGTCGAGACCTCTATATCGGCGGCGCCACGGCCGAGTTAGGCTACAATGGTGACATCGTTCTTGGCGGCGCATCCCGGTTCCAGACGGATGGCAACATCTATATGCAGTGGGCCGGGGCATATCTCTCTACCGTCCTCAATTCCAAGATCACCACCGATGGCCGCGCCTATCCTCGGCGTGTTGGCGGCGGCGATCTCAACTTCAATTGGAGTGGTCAGGGTGGTCAGCCGTCGTGGCTCTGGGGCGGTAACGATGGCGCCAACATGTACGTCTACAGCCCTTCCAATTTCAGCGTGAACTACGCCAATTCGGCCGGTTACGCGGGCAGCTCGGGCAACGCCGATACCGTTGATGGCTATCACGCCATTGACTTGGCTCAAATCTACAAAGGCGGCGACCACCTATTAACCAACTATCCAATCGGCACAATTATTCTAGCGTATGGGGGTGGAGCGCAAGTAAACCGCAATGCTGGTAATGCTGTTTACATTCTGACTTCCGCGACCAGTGGTTTTACTATCAACACTTCTGCTGGCGCGCAATTGGCAGGTACATGGGTTGGACGTGGTGCGTTTCAATACAGCAGCGGAAATAACATAATGTTGATGCAGCGCATTGCATAAGGGAATACAAATGATTGAAATTGTATCAATTGAGAACATCACTCGAACGTCATCGAATACGATGTTCAACGTCAAAGGAATTATCAAAATCAGTGGCGTTGAATACCCAGTCGAACACGGATATTCTCCGGATGACCCGCACGGTCTCAGTCCCGTATTGAAGGATTGGATCGAAGATCATCCGGAATTTCCGATTGGCGCATACGCTCCGCCCCCGCCGCCGACCTTAGAGGAGCTTCGGGCGCAAATGCCGCCCCTGACGGCCCGCCAACTTCGGCTTGGCCTCGTCGGCCACGGCATATCCCTTTCGTCTGTGACAGTGACCATCGAGGCTATGCCTCCCGGCCCCGAAAAGGAGAAGGCACAAATCGAGTGGGAGTATGCGACCACCTTCAGCCGCATGCATCCGCTGATCGCGACCGTTGGCGCCGCGCTCAATTTGACTGATATGCAGATTGACGCCATGTGGCGTGCTGCAATGCAACTGTAGCTCACGCGGTTTGATGGTGCGACCCTTTCGCCGGAATGGAGGGAAGCGCCATGGGGCAGGTTCGTCACGGTTGCTCCACGACCACCCACGCGGTCCGAGCTGCGATACAACGATCGTGGCGCAGAGCAGGCAGCATGGCATCAACATCAAGACAGGCGCCAAATGGCGCAAGCGGGCTTCGGTTAATGATCTCAAGACTGGGCTGAAGGGCCAAGGTCATCGGTCCTGAGCGAGGCTGAGGAGGCGACGGTCGTTGCTGCATATTGCGGCGGCATGCGCTTCGCTGCTGGATGACTGCCTCTCTGCGCTGCATTCGATGATCCTGCATCTGACGGTTGGCGCTGCGTCGGTGTCTACAGCGGCTCGGCATTTGCCGCTTGCCGGGGGTGGATGGCGACAAGCCGAAATGCCAAAGGTTCAAACGCTATCCCATCGGCTTCCTTCACATCGCTATCGCCGAAGTGCAGGCGCCCGAGGGCAAGCTTAACCTTTTGGTGGCAACTGACCGAACGAGCAAGCTTGTGGCGGCCCAACTCGTCAAAAGGCGGATAGCGTGGGTGTCCCTGGAGCGCCTGCTCCAAGCCGTACCCTATCAGATCCACACCATTCTGATCGCAAGCATTGCCAGAAGCGTGACCATCAGGAGGGCGGCTCCGTATATAGCCACTGTGATGCGGCGACGGCGTGCGCCGGTCCAATCGTAGCTCATCGTCTTGTTCCGCCGACTTTTATATCGTGACGCGGACGATCGGCGATTCTGCTTAACAAATAGGAAAGCATTGTCGACAAAACTATGCTTCCGCATTCTGTATGCTGCTAGTCTGGCGTCATGTGGCTCATATGAGGCGGAGGTAGCGCATGCCGGATGCTTCGATCGACCTGGCCCTCTATTCGGCCGCACTGAATGTCACGGTACCGCCGGCGCTTATCCGGCCCTTTCTCGACCAATTGGCAGAGGGGCAGTTCTCCATCGATGAAATCAGGAAGCGTTGCGCGGAGAACGGCGTGCGCCTCAAGGCGCATCTGCGCAAGGGCGAACGCACCCGCAAGGACCTGCGCGCGGCCTTCGACATGCAGTCGGTGGAGCGCAGGCACCTGGATATTCTCGACATGCTGATTGCAAGCCTGGAGGCGAAAGCCGCGCGCGACGCGAGCGAGTTCGACGGGTTGTTGGACGACTTCAAGATGAGGGTTTCGGCCCTTTCCGCCTCCGTCGACGCTGATGAAGCATCGGCGCTGGACGAAATCTACAGGACGATCGAGGCGCAGGTGCGCGTGGAGGTCGGCGAACTCTCCGATGTCGCCCTGTTTCTGCGTGGCCTGCGCTCGAGATGTAGCGACGACCGCGGCGAGAAAGAACACCTCGCCGACAGCGAAAGTCTCAAGAAGCTGTTGGGTTCGTTGTCGCCACCAAAGCCGCCGTCCGTTTCCTAGAGCGTTTCCGGTTTAGACGGAGTCGCGGAAACGCTCTATCTCTTTGTTTTTAAGCATTTCCTGACGGAAAACCGCTTCGCACTTTTCCTGGAAATGCTCTAGACGGACGGCTTCTACCCACCATCCAATCGAACACGGCTGCCCATGGCGCCTGCGCGAAGCGCGGCGCGCGCGACTGCATAATTCCTTAAATCGGATCCGATTTAAGGAGAAACTTATGCAGCAAGTCCAAAGCGTTACAGCGTCCTTTGCGCGTCATATTTGACGCGCGGCGCTGTAAAGGTATTGCCTACGAGCTCCGGCGTGTCAGTAGGGCTGTACCATAACGACACAGCTGACAAGCACGATGGCCAGTGCGGTCATCTTCACGAATGCGGCATCCATCATGGCGAAATCTCCCCTTTGATCGCCTAGCAACGCATTACCGTTGCTTCTGGTTCCCAATCTAAACAGGACAAACGACATGAACATGAACCGACGCATCAATGTGGCGGGCCTTTCGCTCGTCAAACAGTGGGAAGGCCTGAAGACGAAGACCTATCGGGACATCGCCGGCATCTGGACCATCGGTTATGGCCACACCAGCGCTGCGGGCGCTCCGATGGTGAAGCCGGGAATGGCGATCACCGAGGCGCAGGCAGAGGAAATCTTGAGGACGGACTTGGCGACATTCGAAGAGCGGGTGTCGCGCCTCGTCAAGGTGCCGCTTACCGACAACCAGTTCGCCGTGCTTGTCTCCTTCGATTTCAACACCGGCAGGCTCGGCAAATCAACGTTGCTCAAAAGGCTGAATGCCGGTGACTACGACGCCGTGCCGCTGGAGCTGATGAAATGGGTCAATGCCGGCGGCAGGCGGGTGAAGGGACTGGTCAATCGCCGGTCTGCTGAAGCCGGGCTTTGGGCCAAGGGCGAGTTCGTTGCCTCCAACACCGTTACCGCCGCGCCGAATCCGCCCGAAGTGGTGAGCAAGGAGAACATCTCGTGGCTCGCCGGCATTCTTTCCTCGCTCGGCTTCGCGTTTACGGGCAGTGGCCCGCTGCAATGGGCATTTGCCGGCATCATTGCCGTTGCCTTCGCCATCGGCGCCTTCCTCTTCCTTCGCAAGCGGCTCGATCCGGCATGATCGCCTGGCCGAAGATCCTTTTCGGCGGGCTTATGCTCGCTGCCATCACCTGGGCCGTGCTCGAGATCCGGGCGGATGGCGCCCGGTCCGTTCTTCACGCGATCGAAAGGCAGAACAATGACGCTGCGAACCGCGCTCAGGAGAAGCGCCTTGATTACGATTCCTGTCTTGATGCTGGCGGGCTGTGGGATTTCGGGGCCGGAAAATGCCATCGGCCTTAAAAGCGTCGTCGGCGTCGACCTTGTCGGCGCGCGCGGCGCGACGCCGGTAGACCAACGCAAGATAGACAGGACAGTCGTCGGACTGTGCGCGGCGGCTGTCTGGTCAAAGGCGGACTGCGCACGGCATGGAGGGCGTCAGAATGTCTCCCGCTGACATCGACGTCAGCGTGCATCGCCAACTCGGCGAACTGGTCGCGGGCATGCGCGGCCTGCAGGAATCGATCCGCCGGATCGAGGAGGGCGCGCAGCGTGCCGAAGACAAGGCGACGAGCAGCCGGGCCGGCGTCCATCAACGCATGGATCAGCTGGTTGATCGTGTCGGCGATCTGGAGACCTCCGTTTCCACGCTCGGTGGTGACGTGGCGGAAATGAAGCCCGTCACCGACGACGTCAAGCGCTGGAAGCTGATGGGCATCGGCGCACTCGGCGTTACCGGCATCGCCGCCATGGCGCTCGGAGTGAGCTTCGCCGAGGCGATAAGGCGGATTGTGTTCGTCATCATAGGGAAGGGGTAGATACGAGAATTCGTAACACTACGTGGCGGATTCAGAGAATGGAAAGCTCAAAGCGGCATAACACGCAAATCTGAAAATGGCTTTAAAATGAGGCGGGACTGTTCAATGAGGGGGATTAGTTTTGTAATCGTTAGTGCATCGGTGATCACGTTAGCCGGTTGTGTGGGGGAGACGTTCGACAGCGTCATAATGCATCGAGCTTCCGATCGCGCAACCGCTGAATGCTCAAGTGGAACTTATGGAGTGGGCATTCTCGGACAAGATAAGAGCCCGCCTCCAAATGTGACGCGGTGCGTCGCAGCCTGTCAGAGAATGGGCTTTGTCGTTGTTGAAACCTACCCTCGTTCTGACCTCGTTATTAAAACTCATGAGGTTAGTGACGTCTCTGAAACTGAGTGTTCAACGAGACAGCCGTTTTGATATTCGATTTTGGTACAGCATAAGCACGACGTGAAGCGATGGGGATCGGCGCGCTCGGCGTCACCGGTATTGCAGCGATGGCGTTGGGTGTCAGCTTCGCGGAGGCGATAAGGCGGATCGTATTGGTCATTATCGGCAAGGGGTGACGGCGGCGTCCGCGGGCACTGGTTCGCCTTGGCCGGACGGTGTCAACGGGCGAGATGAGTAGCCGAGTGGTTCGATCGGGACTGGCCCAACCTACGCGCAGCCTAGTGAAGCGTCTGGACCGGGTGTTCCGTGAAGGTGTGGATGCCGTCGCGTTCGATGGTGGCGAGGAACTCTTCATAGGCTTCTCGGTCCGTGGGGAAGGAATCTTCCCATACGGTGGAGTAGCCTTCCTCGTCGATTACCTCGAGCGTCCAGTCGAGATTGGAGCCCGTCGGGCGTGATATGCGGATATGGACGACGACGTCGTCGTCGGCAAACTCGCCGGACAATTCCGAAAGCTCGAGGTCTTCTTCTGTTTGGGTCATGAGCGTTTATAACATGTCCTGAGTGAGCGAACCAATCTTGTGACGGTCCCTGGCCTTTGCCTGTGTGGGGAGGCTGCATTTGCGCGGCTGGTCAGGCAAGGGCGGTTTGACGTCTTGATAGGCCGAAAGGCGATTACCATACAATAGGATAGGTGCGGCCGGGGTTGCTTTGCAACCCCGGCCTCTTTTGCACGTCGTGATGCTGATAACGGTGAGCCGGCAGGCGAACCGCCTGCAATTCGTGCCGGCGCCGATCGTCCTTGCTGCTTCGACCGCATCACTGGTCGGGTGCCACCGACCATGGCGCGCTTCTGCGCTCGAACCACAAAGCCCGCTCGCACAGGGCTGCCTCGTCACGCGTGCCGCAGCGAAATTCGCCGATGATGAATTTCGCCAGGCGATCGGCGCGATAGTCGGTGCGTTGCATCCTTGCGGCAAGGCAGGCGGTATTGAGGACACGCTGGAGCATGGCGATCTCAGCCGGGCTGAACGCACAGTCCAGACGCTTGGAATGATGCTGCAT